AGATCGGGATCGTGATCTTGATCATTGTGCCTTGCCCGGCCACTTTGCGGATCGTCCGCGTCTGGTATGCTGCGATCTCTCCGCGAATATCAATCACTCGCGACGCGCTGATCGTCACCGCGCTGTTGTCAAGCTGCGGAAATGTCACCATAATGACGAGCGTGTCGCCCTCGATCTTCTTCTGGTTTATGGTTCCGCGGTACCATGTCGAGCCGACTTGTGCCTCGACGTGTACCAGAGATCGGAGCCATTGCTGCCTACGGTAGTTCAAGAAATTGCTCTGAAAATAAGCCATAGAGCTGCGCCTCCTTCCTTTTTACTCGCCACAGTGAAGCGTCCCGCACCTTGTCAGCGTATAGCCGAAGGCTGCGAGCGTTTCCTCTGCCGCTGCCGCTGCTGATAGTGCGGCGCCGATCGTCCCGCTTGACGGGTATGTGCCGCAGGTGTCCTCTCCGGCCTCTGTGAAGCCGTAAAAGTGAGCCGCTGTCTCCGGCTCTGTCTCCGCGGCAAAGCGCCCCAGAGCGCCCACCACCGCCTCGCGGGGGTATGTGCCGCAGATCCGCTCAAATTCGTATTGATACGCAGCGTACCCCATAGCGCACTCGACGCCGGGATCCGGGCCCTGCTGCCAGAAATAAAACACACCCGCTATGTGAGAGCGCTCGTTCTTGGCGGCTTGCACCGCCTCGACGAATTTCGCGTAGCTCTCTTGGTCGATCGCCGCGTTTGTCGTGAGCGCTAAAAAAGTATAGGGAGCCGTGAAGCCCTCGACGTCGAGATCGTACCACTCCAGCACATAGCCGTCTCCGATGTATGCGGAGATCAGCCGCTCCACTGCCCATTTCGTGCCGCGCTTTCGCTTGATTTGCTGCGCGAGCTTGATCGTGGCGCGTTTTTCTTCCAGCGTCATGCCCGTGGAGTCGTACCAGTCCACGTCCTGCTCCCACGCCATTTCGTCGCACTCTGCCTCGTTCAAGTTGTCAATCTGATCCCATGTCCGGATTGTTTTCAGCCTGCCGCACGGCGGGCCGACGATCTCGTTCACGGCTTTGCAGAGAGCGATCGCTGCCTCGTCGTCCCTCATAAATGCAGGCAGCAGCCGCACAAAGTCGAGCTCTGATAGTTTCATACCTGCCATAGCGTCGCCCCCTTAGTCCTTCACCACATGGGTGACGGTGAGGTTCCCGGAGAATTTCGCCACGGTCGTGCTGTCCAGCTCCGTAAACTGCGGCGCGGTGATCTCTACGCGGGTTGCACCGGCGAGCCCGTCGCTCCAGTCCGGCGCGAGGATCAGCTTTCTGAGGTAGTCCGGGTTTATATCTTGGTCGAGGTTCGAGCCCTGCCAGTATATGTAGCGATTGATTGCGCCGTCGGAGCCCTCGACGTTCTGGACGACTTCGGACTCGTTCGCGCGCGTCGTGTAGTATACAAGATTTATGTCATAATACGCCACGCTCGGCGCCTCGACGGTCACATGATCGGTGAGCGGCCGCACGTCGTCGGCGGAGCACGCCGCCAGCACGTCGGCCAGCACGTCCTCGCTCGGTAGTTCGCCGCCTGCACAGATCGGCACGATCTTGACGGTGCCCCGCATATCGCGGGCGATTTTGATCTTCACGGTCGTGACGCTTGCAAGCGCCCCGCTCAGCTCCAGAGTGAGCAGATCGTCCGTATATGTCGCCGTGTAGTCCGTGCCGGCTGTTGCTGCTGTACCGCCCGGCAGATACACCACCAGAGTGTCCGGCAGCAGCGTTTCGCCGCCCTTGAAGGCGTGCCCGCCGTACACCGGCAGCGTGCTGGTGATTTCCTCCCGATCTGAGATCACCACAGCGTCAGAGACGAGAGAGTTCGCAGAGAGCGCCCAATACTTGTAGGCTTTTGCGGGCCCCGCGGTGCTGAGCTTGTTCTCTGCCTCTCTGATCCTCTCGCGGTATGCGTCGTCGCTCTCGACGTCGCCGCCGCCTGCCGTTTCCGTGAGGTTCGTCACGGTGTCGATCAGAGCCGCCTCTGATATGTCAACAATGGTCGCGATCTCTCCGGGCGCGATCCCGTTGTATTCTGAGCCGCCCCGCTCCGCTGTTGCTGCCACGTCCACGCTCAGAGCGCCGGCATATAGCACGACGGTGGAGTCTGTCAGAAAATAGCGGTTAAAGTCGCTGCTCACGCGGAGCCCGGCCGGTATAACAATATTTGACGCCACCGCCGACGAAATGCCGAAGCGCAGCGTCGTGGTGGCAGGCGTCGGATCCAGCCGCTTGACGTCTCGGTTCTCGCCGAGAGCGTCGAGCACTTCGCCGCGTGCATATCGGAGCATTTTCTGGCGGCAGGCGTCGTTCACGCTGTTGAAAACGCTCACGATCACCGCGGCCAGAGCGTCGCCGAAGATCCGACGCTCGTCGCCGGGGTACAGCGGCTCGGCTACGCCGTTTTCCAGCTGCTCCAGCACCTCGGTGACGATCTCGTCTGCACTTGTGTTTATAAAATCGAGTTCGGCCATTTGTCGCTCTGCCCCTTTCCTTTGATACTAACGGAGAGCCCGAAGTCTCCGTCCGCTGCGCCGTCGGTGTTTGCTGATATGTCCGTGATCTCGACGCGCGGCTCATACTTTGAGAGCAGCCACTCAGCGTCTGCCATTGCCTCGTCTGCCGCGTTTGGCTGATCTATGAGGGAGCCGTCGCGCCCTCTCACCCTGTCGTATGGTACCTCGCCGCGGACGATCCTCAGCAGATTGCCGGCGCACGTTTCCGGCGCCCCGTTTCCGCTTGCTTTCATGCTGCCGCCTCCCTTCACACGAGCGTAACCTCGTTCAAGTACACCCAGCTGCATATCCCGTTCGGGTACCCCAGCAGCACCTTGTCGCCGCTGATTTGGCTCACCTCATGGCTGCGATCCTTTACCCATTGCGGGATCGTCTGCCCGGTCGTGTATTTTGCGCCCGTCGGTTTCACGCGGCTGCCGACTTTGATTGTCTGCGTAGGTGCATTCGTCACGCCGTCGTTATCCTCTTTTTTGACTGCTTTGTCCTCGTCGTCTGCGCATACTGTGAGCGCTGACCAGTCCACCTTCACGCTGGACGTGTTCTGGTCGTACTCCTTAAACTCAAACGAGAGAGTCGCCAGTCTCATGCGGCCGAGGTTGTCGAGCTTCACATTCGAGACGGCGACTTTTCGCAGCTGGAGCATAGGCCCCAGCCTCTTGCCTCCGAGATAGAAATAATTAACCTTTGTGACGAGAGCCTTCCAGCTCTCGATCTCTGCGCGGACGTCTACGCCTGCTCCAGAGTGCAGCACCGTGGTGAATGATAACGGGAAAAGCTCGGTGCCTCTCTCGTTCGTCGTTTTCTTTTCCTCGGTGCTGGTGTTATTGTCTGCTGCCTGCTGGAAGGAAAACGTCAGCCCCTCCAGAGCGAGCACCTTGTTCGAGCTCACCGCCCACGACTTTGAGCCCCACCTTGCCATTGTTACCATGCCGTCGCCTCCTTACGCCGGCCCGCTCGTGCGGCCGCTGCCGGGTTCTACGCCACCGTGAGAGTGTGAAGCGAGCCGGACGCCGCTGTCCGTTATGGATCCGGCGCTGAGTGCCGGCAGATACGCGCCCCACTCCCCGTCCGCTCTGCCGAGCAGAAGGCCGGTGCCGTCGTCAAATTCCACATACACCACCGGGGTGCCTTTTTGTAGGTTCCCAGCTGCTCCGCGCAGGTGCCACGGGATCACGATCTTCGCCGTCGGTTTTGCGCCTGCCTCTGAGGGGACGACGCGGGCGGCGTTGTTCTCGATCGCTGCGATCTTGCCTTTGAAAATGCTCCCCATTTAGTACCCCTCCAGAATATTGCGGAAATAGAGCGTCGTCTTGTTCCCGACAAAATCGTGCCGCACCTTATACACAAAGACGGTACCGTTCCACGCGCTCGCCTTTTTCGTTTCCAGTTTCAGCAGGCTTGCCGCTGCATATCCGGGCAAAAGCGAGCGGGAGAAGCGCCCCGTCCGTCCGTACTTGTTCACATTTCTGAGCAGTCCCTTTGCGAAGCGAGCCGCCTCACCGCTGCTGCTTACCTTGACGCCCTCCGGGCGCAGGATCGCGCTGCTGATAGCGCTCGGCGCCTTGAAGCTGCCGGAGCAGTCTCCGCAGTTGATCTCGCACGATCCAAAGCAGGCGGCCCGGTCGTCGTGGTACGAGAAGTGCCCGTTCTGATCCACCAGCAGGCTGCCAGCCGGTGCTTTGCTTTCCATGGCCGGCTCGCTGTATGCCAGCAGTCTGCCGTCGTATATAATCATTTGGCAGCTTTCCAGCGCGCAGATCCGGGAGAACAGAGCGAAGTCTGTCTCCCTGTCCTGCACCATGTACGGGTACACCTGATCGGTGCAGCCGTATGTCTGGAATGTTAGGCCGTGAGCCGCTGCGATCTCTCGGCCGAGCTGGAAGAAGCGCACGCCCTCCCAGCTTTTCGATCGTTTCGTCTTGCCGCTCAGCGGCAGAGAGAGAGCCCGGATCGTGTAGAGCCCGTTCTCTGAGGTCATGGAGTGTATGAACATTTTCCCGGTGTCCGCTGCGCCCTCTTTCAGACGGATTACGGCACCCTCGGCCGGCTGCCATTTGCTCCACGCCCCTTTGGTGTCATTGAAGCGGATCACGAGGCCGTCGGCTTGCTTTTCTGCGAACATTTCGTGCGTGCAGTAGTTGACCGATACGTCCTTGTATATATCCACCCCATTGATAAAGAGGTTCACGAGTCGTCCCCCTCGTCTCCCCGGCGCCACGGCGGCAGAGTGTCCGGCAGCTCTGCGTCCTCGATGATCGGCAGCCGTAGCGGCACATTCGCCTCGAAGATCAGCACGTCGGCGTAGTCCGGGTTAAACTCAATGATATAGTGAGCGAGGGTTTCGGCGCCGTACATATCCAGCGCCAGAGCGTCGAAGGTGTCGCCCTCGCGCGTCGTGTATTCCTTGTAGCCTGTGACTCTACGCAAACTGCGCCACCTCCCGCATTTTTATAAATTCCTCCAGCCAGTCGAAAAACTCGGCCTCGTGCGCCCTCAGCTCTGCCATGAGATCCGGCTCGTCCTCTGCGCTGCCCGCGGTCTGGATCTGCGGCGCCCATGTGAGCCCGGAAAAGTCGTAATAAATCACGGTGCCTCCGGTATTTGCAAGAGTGCCGAGCGAGAAGTCGTCCAGCGTGAGAAGCTGACCGGCCTTTTGCAGCAGGCTGGTGTCCGGATCTGTCTCCGGTGCCGGCTGCTCTGTTCTGAGGATCGCCCGCAGAATTGACTCCAGCTTATCCCAGAGGACGGCCAGAGGCAGAACGGCCTCGGCTCCAGCCTCGCCGCCTGCGAGCAGGTTGTTTCCGGCAGCCCCGAAGATCGTCGGCTCTGTTAAGATACCGCCCTTTTTGTACCAGCTGATCCCGAAGTGCGGGACGCTCGGCGGGTTTATCGAAAAACTGCCGGTTATGCTTATATGCGGCAGCTTCAAACTCGGCAGGCTCCACGAGAAATTAAACGCGCTTTTTATTGCGCTGATCGCATTGCTTACCGCAGATTTCGCCGCGTTAATTTTGTTAGAAATAGAGGTCTGTATACTGTTGAAAATGTTTTGCACAGTGCCGAGCGCTCCGTTCAGCGTACTGCTGATTGTGGACTTTATTCCGTTGAACACGCTCGAAACGGTGCTCTTTGCGCTGTTCACCTTGCTGCTGATCGTGCTCGTGACGTTGTTCCAGATACTTGACGTCGTAGAGCTGACGGCGTTCCACGCGGAGCTCGTCACGCTCTTGATCGCCCCGGTCACGCTGCTGACTGTGCTCTGTGCCGCTTGGATCTTGCTGCCTATCGTGTTCTGGATAGAGCTCCAGAGGCTCGACGTTGTAGAGCTGACGGAGTTCCAGACGGAGCTCGCCGTGCTCTGGATCGCGCCGCTGGCCGTTGAAAATGCCTGCTTTGCTGCGTCGATCTTGCCGCTGATGTGCCCTCTGATAGACTCCCACGTCGTCGAGGCGGTCGAGCTGACGGAGTTCCAGACGGAGCTCGCCGTGCTCTGGATCGCGCCGCTGGCCGTTGAAAATGCCTGCTTTGCTGTGTCAATCTTCGAGCCGATTGTGCTCTTGACGGTTTCCCACGCTGCCGACGTCTTGGAGCTCACAAAGTCCCACGCGGAGCTCGCCACGCTCTTGATCGTGCCGGTCACGGCACTGATCTTCTGCTTTGCCGCGTCGATCTTCGAGCTGATCGCGCTCTTGATAGCCTCCCACGCCGCCGACGTCTTGGAGCTTACAAAGTCCCACGCAGCGCCGATCACGCTCTTAACGGCGTTCAATACGGCGTCGATCTTATCTTTTGCAGCTGTGATTTTGTCCGAGATCGTGGTCTTGATAGTCTCCCACGCTGCTGACGTCTTGGAGCTCACAAAGTCCCACGCAGCGCCGGCCACGTTCTTGATCGTGGTCGTCACGGCGCTGATCTTCTGCTTTGCCGCGTCGATCTTCGAGCTGATCGCGCTCTTGATAGCCTCCCACGCTGCCGACGTCTTGGAGCTTACAAAGTCCCACGCAGCGCCGGCCACGTTCTTGATCGTAGTCGTCACGGCGTCGATCTTATCCTTTGCAGCTGTGATTTTGTCCGAGATCGTGGTCTTGATAGCCTCCCAGACTGTCGAAGCGGTCGAGCTGATCGCGTTCCACGCGGCGCTCGCCACGTTCTTGATCGTAGTCGTCACGGTGGTGACGATCGCCTTCGCCGCCTCCAGCTTTTCGGAGATCGTGGTCTTGATTTTGTCAACAAAGCCGGAGATCGCTCCGGTGATGTTCTCCCAGATCGCGATCACGGTGTCCTTGCAGTTCTCCCAGATAAACCTAAACGGCAGCGTTATGATCTGGAAGGCTGCGCTCAAAATTTCCTTAACGAGCATGACGCCAAACTGTACCACGTTCTTGATCTTCTCCCACGCCGCCGAGGCGATCGCTGTCAGAGAGTCCCACAGAGCCGTGAATGTCGTCCGGATCGGCTCGACGATCGTGTCGTTAAACCACGCCGTCGCTGCGCTCCAGACGCCGGAAACGGCAGCCCACGCGGTAGAGGCCGCACTGCTTATGCCGTCCCACAGTCCGGCGAAGAAGCCGGCCACCGGCTGCACGATCGTGGAGTCAAACCACGCCGCCACCGATTGCCAGATCCCCTTGATTGCGTCCCATGCTGCACCAAAAAGCGAGCCAAAGAAGCCCACGGTGTTGCTGAAAATGTTCTTTACAGAGTCCCAGAGCCCGGAGAAGAACGAGCCCCAGCTCGCAAAAATGCCCTTGACGGCCTCCCACGCTCCGGAGAAGTCGCCGTGGAGCACCGACTTCACCGCCGAGAAGATCCCGGCGATCGTGTCGAAAATGGCCTTGAAATACGAGGCGGCCACATTCCAAACGGTTTTGATGTTCTCCCACGCCGTTCTGAAATACTGAGCGATCACGCTGTCGCCGCTGAAAAACGTCCGGAGAGGTTGCAGGACGGCAGAGTCAAACCACCCGGCCGCTGCGCTCCAAATGTTTTTGACGCCCTCCCACGCCTTCGAGAATACGGTTCCGAAGAAGCTCGTGGTGTTGCTGAAAATGTTCTTTACAGAGTCCCAGAGCCCGGAGAAGAACGAGCCCCAGCTGGAGAAAACGCCCTTGATCGCGTCCCATGCCCCGGAGAAGTCCCCGCGGAGCACCGACTTGACGGCCGAGAAAATCCCGGCGATCGTGTCGAACACGGTCTGGAAGTACGAGGCAGCGACGCCCCACACCTCCTTCACGTTTTCCCACGCTGTTCTGAAATACGCAGCGATCACGCTGTCACCGCCGAAAAATGCACAAATCGGCTCCAGCACGCCGGACTCAAACCACCCGGCCGCCGTGCTCCAAATGCTCTTGACTCCCTCCCACGCTTTCGAGAAGGCAGCCCCGATAAATTCGCCGATATTTGCGAAGATGTTCACCGCTGCGTCGAACAGTCCGGAGAAGAACGAGCCCCAGCTCGCAAAAATGCCCTTGACGGCCTCCCACGCTCCGGAGAAGTCGCCGTGGAGCACCGACTTCACCGCCGAGAAGATCCCGGCGATTG